GCGAATCTCCCCACATCTGTGTAGGAGTACGCATGTGTTTCCACATGCGTAGGGATTAGTAGTCTAATCCGCGGATAGTCGATGTACATCGACTGCGACTGTCGCCTAGTGGCGACAGCGGGAAGTTCAAGGAACTTCTGAGGCGGTATGCACGCCTCCTCGCAGTAAAATGCGAGCTTGGAGGAAATGTAAGAGTCCTCCCAGGAGACTTGAAATCCAAGCCTCTGTACCTCGTGGAGGTACTTCTCTAGGTCTTCTCTTTTCCTAGAGAATGCGATGACATCGTCACCGCATATCCTGGCTGCGTGCAGCCCGGACGAGATTACAACTATCTCGTGTGCCAAGGTGAGAATCACCTTGGTAATACGGTCGCCCATGAGCCAACCGTTCCGCTTAACGAAGAAGCGGTAGCCAGCGCCATCGTGGTGGCGTAGGCAGAACCTCTTTCCTATGAAGAGGGTCTTGGCCAATTGGGCCAAACCAGTGGGGAACCCTGGTACCTCACTGCAACTCTGCAGTATTTTGCAGAGGATCTGGCGTGCTACCGCCAGATCGCCGTAATCGGTGGCCTCCGAAAGATCGGAGGATAATCCGAGGATAGGCTCGGACCTCGGCTCAGAGTCTCTGAGCTTACCCCAAACACCCAAGTTGGGGTCTAGATCCTCAAAGAGGAACTTCCAGAGGTTACGGGAGGCCCGTAACCCCGACCTCGTGATATCCGAGGCGATGGCGGGTTGAAGCAACTTCGCCATGACCCCTACAATAATTAAGTAGGGGAGGCTGCAAACAGTAATTGTTCGCGCCTTACTCGGCTCCGCGACTGCGTGGAGCCGAACGCACCTTACATAGGTAGGGTGCTCTAGCGTTTCCTGAATTGCCCAGGAAACGAGGTCCGTTTGAGAGCGGACTGGCCGAGGCTCACATTGAGTCCGGTCGAGTGTACGGAAGTTGTACACTGAGTGGAGATAATCTCCCCTAGCCAGGCGCATGATTGCGCCGGTCTGCCCACCATTTTGTTTGGTGGATTCTAGGCAGGCATTTGGTCCTGCCGAGACATGGGCCGTCTCACCTCTGAGGCGGTCCGCGATTCTCCAGGAAATGTCCCGGAGGATCTCCCTTGGGAGGACCGGAACACCTTCCGGTTCCTCCTTATAGGAGTACTCCCGAGTTTCGGGAGTAGACACCTTCGGAATTCTCCGAGGTGTAGACAAGGTGGCTTCACACTTGTCTAGACTCTTCTTGATCATAGAAGAGTCTGCCAGACCAGTCGCCCTGGTCTGGGCCCAGCACAATATGTACTGGACAACCCGATGGGGATCTGCCCTATCGGGGGGATAGTGTTTCTTGAACACCTTCCAGTAGGTCCCGATATCTGTCAGGGACCTACTTTCCTCTCCGTCGACTGCATAGTCTTTACGGAGAAGGCGTCTCAAGGATTTCATCCTTGAGATGAACTGTGCGTAGTTGTTCGCACAGTTCTCGAGGCTGAATTTCACCAGCCGGTCGATGTCCCCGTAGTGTTTATCGGGGTCATCAACCGATAGGAGTAGTGGCATCACTATCCCATCGGTGGTTTGCCACCATCTTTTTATGGAGGCAATATCCCTCTTTTGACAGAGGGCGCCCAACTTTCTTTGAAAGTGAGCTGAC